ACAGTAGCTTTACATTGTGTCTTGCTGCTTTAGCAACTTCCTCAATCTCACCTAGCGCACCCTGACAAGCCTTTAATTCTTGAATAACAGTAGTCGCTGGTAGTTCAGTTATGTCATGGCGTGATATAGACGCTCCATCAAACGCATCCCCGTTACATATCACCGCATGAGGTTTAAGCGTTTCTATCATGTATAGAAGCCCTTTAAACGCTGTTGAGCGTTGACCAGGTATGAAGTGGGCATCTGAGAACACAATCACACATCCATCTAGCATCCCAAGTTGAACTTGTTTTAATGGAGAGAAAGATTTTGGCCTATTAGCGTCATAAGCAGCGGCACGAGGATCGTTTGAGGATAATTTAATCTTATAGTGATCCTCAATCCACCTTCTACGCAAATGGGCAGCTCTAAGATTTACTCCTAAATGTTTAGCCACTTTTGTGGCAGATTGCAGTTCACCCCATAGTTGGATAAATTGCATATCTGTACACGTTTCATTATGTGCGCCCATTGGAGTCCTTGGTCAAAAGGTGTTCTAGCAAATTAATTATGCGATGCTCTTGCATTTCCCTATCCTCCTCACTTGCCTGTCGGTCTGTCGCTACACACAGTAAGTCATATAAAAAAATATGAAGCAATTCGTGTAGTGCCGTTTTATCAAGACTAGATGGTGTCACTTGTTCAGCACCCCAATCTCCCAAACGATAAACAGCAAGTCTTGCAGCAGGTGTAAATTCAACAGATGCCATTGCACCTTTAGCTGGTTTACTTCCTTTTTCAATTCTCCAATCACCCAAACTCAGAACTTGCTGCCACTTTCTGACACTTTGTGCGAACAGTTCTGCTTGTTCTGGCGTAGGAATATTTTGCATGATTTTTACATGAAGTTACATTCAGATTTTCTACGCTTATCAAGGCCAGCAAGCACTTTCCCGCCAGCTTTATTCCACTTCTTTAACTCTTCTTTAGCACCTTCCCAATCTTGGGCATTTATTTTTCTTTTTAAAGTACTTGTCTGCAACCTGCCAATTCCGAGGTTATAGCAGAAATCAACTACAGCATTAAGTCTTTTGTTATCTGTTGCAAGAATCGGACAGTTTCTTAACGTGCCAGGTAAATAAGTATGCTGAAGCTCATACATTAGCAGTGCCGATGCCGCAGGTTCATCCATTGGGGGGTCTTGCAGGGTTACTTTTCGCCCATCGGAGTAATAGGTGGACCCATACCCTATGGTGGCCACACCCGCAGGACAGAGATAAGGCTTACTTCTAAACCCTTCATACTGTTTACATAGTGAAGCGGCTATGTCTAAGTTCATAACCCACGCTTAGACAAAGTTCTGTCGAGAAACCAATAGTTAATTGTTCCTGACAACAAAGCAGAAAAGTCTGGTGTCATCATTGTCTTAAAGACTTCAGTAGCAGGTGCGCCCATAAGCCATGCGTTATAGGCAAACCATACATGGATAAATGACCAAACAAACAAAACCCAATATGTGACCACAGGACGCACAGAAGCAGAAAGTGAGGCTACCCATCCACCCGCTGCCTTAACCATCGTTGCCTGTTGTTCTATGGCTGATTGGAAGGCATTCATTACGCCTACATCAACTGCAGCTTCTCTTTGTGCGCCAATCTCAGCAAGCTTCTGTTGGCCACGTTGGGCCTCTAAGTCGCATTGAAACTTAAACATATTAAGTTCATGCGCCCGTTCATTCTTTTTATCAAGCCATTTCAAAACCTCTGGGGCCATCCTAAAAATGCCGCCAAAGATTGAACCTAGTAAACCACCAGAGAGAATATCAAGCATCACATTCCTTACATTTGTTTTTAGTTGACATTTTTACACCTGCCAGAACACCGACAGATGCACCAAGAATAGTCATAAGTGCTGGACTTAGCATCTTAAAAATTTCTGCATTTTCGACTTCTTTTGACCACAGACCAACAAGCAATGCGCCAACCATAGCAAGCAAGCAAAGGCATAAAGTGATTGCTACCATAATGGTCACAATGAACGTAAGTTTTTCTTTCATGTCAATCATGTGCATCCTTATGCGTACAAATCTAATCTGCGAGTTTTAAACATTGCCAACTCTAATTGGTTGACTCTAGCCTTTTTGTTATACAGTTCTAACTCTAATTCCATTGTGGCTTTTTCAATCTTGTTTGCTTCAACCGCTTGTTTGTATTCTTCTTGAACTTTCTCAACTGCTTTATCAAAAGCAACAGTCTGAATATCATGCTTTGCTTGAACTAATGGATACCACTTGTCCAAGGTAATCATTTTTTTTCCCTCTCAAGTGCGTTCTTATAAGCAATAATTACTTTATGTCTTAACTCTGCACTATCAGCAGCACCCGCCCATTCTGATAAATTATTCCAAATTACAATCATGTCGGTACTTTTGCATAAGTACTGATGATTTGTAAGCCAAGCAGACATTTGCTGATGCCGCTCTGAAGGGTTGTGAATTGTGTAGGCTATCCCATAAAACTCACGAACACTACATAGGTCTTTGCCTGTAGAGTGAAGTGAAAGTATTAATACAATGCCAATTAGCCATCTCACGGATACGCCCAAAGAATGACGTAACTACAGAAGATAACAAAACAAGCAACTAAGGCTGCGGCAATAAATGCTTCAGCCCAATCTCTCATTTTTTATTCCTCGCAGAAATATTCTTTGCTTTGGCTTTTGCGTCAGCTTTTGAGGATGCACCCCAAGCTTTCAATGACAATAACAATCTGGTTGGCTTACCATCTTTGTACTCAGGACCTGCCATGTTGCCCATACGAGCCAAGAAACTAGCCCTTCTGGGATTGTCACCAGACTTAACGGGAGCTTTAAGATTCATGCCTTCAGCTTTGGCACTAGCTCTGCCTTTAGCATTGAGGCCACCTTTTGGGTTTTTACCCTCAGATCGAGTCCATGCAGGGGATTTCATTACTTACCCTTTTTGGCAGTCTTAGCAGACTCTTTAAATGCTTTGGCAGTAGGTGCGCCCTTAGTGCCAGGCTTGCGCATCTTTTCTTTTGAACCTTCTTTGATGCGTTCTCTCTTGTCGTGAATATTTTTGTACAAACCAGCTTTCATAAAACCTCCAATTATTTCTTAATTAAAGTTTGCCACACTGCGCCAGCCGCCATGATCAACCCACCTATCCAAAGAATAGGCTTGGCTGCAGAAGCCACCCATCCAAGTACTCTAAAAGCCCCATCAAGGGCGTTTATAGCGTCTACAAGACCTTTTGTGTTCTTGTCTATAGCATCTACCTTGGCTTCAACTGCAAGCAGTCTTTCGTAGATTTGTTCGTGGGTGACTTTTTCATCCATGATTTACCTCATGTAAGCAGATGGAGGAGCTATGCCACGACCAGCACCAGCTTTCTCTTTTAATCGTTGATTCTTAGCCCATTCAGTTTGGGCATAAGGGCTACCAAGCAATGCAGAACTTTGTATATTTTGTGCCTGTTGATTGCCAAGTGTTGAAACACCTAATTCAGACGATCCAGCAAAAGGAGGAACAACAAGGTCACTTGCAATATCTACCATGCGACCATAGTCTTTTCTTTGAGCGGCATCTGCAAAGCCAGGTATTGAGAGCAAAGCTGCAGCACCTGCGCCACCCTTTAAAGCTTTTTTCATATCTTTATCAAGGTTAACTTTAGGACCTGCAATATTTTCTTTGCGATAACCTTTGATAACTAAATTTTCTTCAGGCTTTAAACCACCACCCTTGCCTGGTTCAAATGCAGGTCGGTAACCAAGAATCTCGCCAACTTGGCCATAGGTTTTAGCACCAACTTCACCACCACCATAAAAGCTTTCCAAGTAACGTTTCATGCCAATTTCTTGTTTGGTCAAACCTACTTCTGACGGATCAATGGGTTTTTTAGCTTTAGGGGCAGATGTTTCAGTAGGAGCAACACCAGTAGTTTTATCAAGTTCTTGGGCAATAACTGTTTGAACTGCTTGAGCAGTATTGCCAGTTTGTACACCCGCCTCAACGCTAGGTGTTATGTATGGATTAGGTCTAGGTGCAAATGGATCAGCAGGTGCAACAGGTGCAACAGGTGCAATAGGAGCTACAGGTTGTTGCCCTGTAATCATTCCAGATTTTTGCCAATCATCATATTCAAATGGAATGGGTGGAGGTGAAGTTATTTTATAAGGACTAGTAACACTAATACCAGATTGATTTTTTAATGCTCCACCAACAATAGCCGCATCTCTAGGATTAGTAATTGGTCCACCAGTTAACTCTTCAGCTTTAGATAAAGGAACACCATAAGTTGTTTCAAACTGTTGAGCAAAAGTAGACTTTGGTTTTTCAGTAACAGGTTGCTGTGCAGTTGGCGTTGGCGCACTTACATCAGGACCTTTATTGATCATTCTGTTTTTAATGCCATCCAAAGCAGAAGCAGTTTTATTGTAAATAGCCTTACCTGCAAGATAGCCACCACCTGCAAGTAAAGCCCCACCCGCCAACAAGCCCACGGGTGATGTCAACGCACTAGGAATTTCGTAAGTTTCAGGACCAACTTTTAAAGTAGAAGTTGTTAGTTCTTTTACTTTTTGATCGTATTCAGCTTTTAATTTATCAGCTTTTGCTTTGTAATCAGCTTCAAAATCAACAGCAGTAGGCACAACCGCACCAGAGACTTGCTGTGGCTTCTCGTTTAATACTTCACCTTCATATGCAGCCATTTAATCCTCCGTATGCTTAGAGCCATCAGGGGCTTTATAAACTCGTTTACCATTTGGTGTCCAACCAAAAGGCACAGAACCTTGAGGAACGCCTTTAGGCAATGTTTCTTTAGGTGGCTCAACAGGTCCGCTAGGTTTAGCAGCTTGTTTAGCTGGAGCATTTTGTTGTGCGGGTTTTGTTTGTTTGGCTTGATATTCGCCACCCATCACATTGTTAATTTCTTCAGAAAACACTCTGCGTGTTTCTCTGGAAATAGGCTGCATTGTAAAGTTTGCTCCCACTTCACCAGGCATGGGGACAGTATTTGTCTTGTCATAGCCATCTTTTGCATAGCGCAAATACTTAATGTAGTTCTCCATTTGGGTTGCATTGTGCAAACCCTGAAGAGACTGAGCCATCATCTGAGCTTGTTTATCTACAAAACTAGCAGAAGTAGGCAATGAAATGAAAGCAGGTTTGCCATACTTATCAACAAAGTCCATAGTCTCACGACCAATTTGATTGCTGTCTTCAATAACCTTGCGTAGCTTTTGAGCCATCACTGGGTCTAATTGTTTTAAACGCTCTGCTTCATTGATACTTTGAATGGTTGCAGAAGAGCTTTGAGCAGCTTCAGAACCAATGTTTTCAGTAGTCTGTTTTTGTTTTAATTTGTTAATGTCAACACTATATTTGTTATCAGAGCTTTTTGCATTGTCAGCACTGCCACGCAAAACAACACCAACAGGAATTCCTGTAGCAGCTGATATCCGATTGGTCACTGTTACAGATTCACCACGAGACAAGTTATCTCCCAACTGATCAAGGGCACTTATGCTATTAGATTTAGTACTTGCTTGGCTATTGTTCTGAGTTACAGAACCAATAACCTTGTTATACAAATCTGAAGGCAAATCTGTCTTGGCAGTTTTTAGAGTGTTGTAAATGTTGACATATAAAGGCTTGTGAGCCTGTGATGTCTGGAACCATTGGTTAGCTTGTTGTTGGTCTTTTAACCAAATATTATTGGCTTGAGTGCGTGTTTCAAGTTCAAGCTTACCTTTTAAAGTATCAGCAAAAGCAGAAACACCACCCTTAAGTTCATTGTATTCTTGGGCACTTAAATCACGACCCATACCCCGATGAAAATACGAAATGGGCTCACCAAGCTGGTTCTTAGTTTCTAAAATCTGATCACCATTTTTATCATAAGTGATAGATTTGGTAATGTCGCCACCAGTGATCTGCTTAACTGCGCCAGCTTTATCACCCAATACATACTTTAATAAAGCAGTGCCCCATTGAGGTTTGTCAGCAACAGTTTCAAATGTAGTTGCAATTTGTTGACGACCTTGAGGTGTAGCAGTTCCACCAGTTTTATTAATTGGATCAACTAACTTATTAAATTCATCACTTGTGGTTTTAATTTTATTGGCAAGTTCGACTAACACACCTGATTGAGGCGTACCAATACTGTCTTTAGCAAGTTGCGTTAAAGCAGGAACATCTCGGTTAGCAATTGCAGAATCAGCTTTGACGTTGAAATCTACATTTGCACCACCAGCGACATCAGGATCGGTTGTCGTTGCCATAATTCTTCCTTATCCCATCATTGATTGGGCAAATTTTGCTAATTTTCCATAGCCTGGCATTTGTTGATATTCATTGCCCGTGGCTAATATTTGGTTATATCCAACTTGTGGCATATACGGATTAAAATCTCGTTGTGATTGTGGATTTACAAATGATTGTTCAGCACCATCATAATCATTGTCTAATATTTTTGCACCAAAATCTATTACGGGCGTAACTGTAACTGCAGCAGGAGGCGCATTAAAAGTTGGCGTAACATTTGGATTAACAGGCATAGGTCCAGAGGCATTAGGAGCTACTGCTTGTGCTGGAGCATTAACAGGCGCAACAGCACCTTGCGGCACATCATATTTATAATTTCCTAAACTAACCTTTTTCATGCCTTTTTCGTTAAGCATTTTTTCTAAACCAGATTCTTGAATAGCATAACCAAGTAAACCAGTTTTTAATGCTTTACCTACGTCAGCTAATGGGCTTTGTCCCATGTATTTGCGTGGATCTCCAAAACTTAAACCAAAAGGTGCATCTGCTGCCATGATATTTCCTTAGAATCCAAAACCTTTGCTGGAAGTCTTTTGACCTTGTGTACCAGCAAAATTAGCAGTTGTAGAAGCTTGAGGTGTGCCATAAATAATAGACGCATATTTAGAATAAGCATCCATAGGCGCACTAGCACTTGTTATTTGTTGAGTAGCAGCACCAAGACCAAGATTAGCTAAATTCTGACCCGCACCCAACATAGAATTTGCGGCAGCCATGCGGTTTTGTTGAACTTGAGCCTGTGCGCCAGCAGCCGCAGTAGCTTGTCGTTGAGCATTTAAAGAGGACAAATTGCGATCAGCCAAAGCCATGCGTGAAGAACCTAATCCACCTGCAGCTCCATACATGGCATTTTGACCTGCCTGAGATTCACGGGCAGCTTCACGACCTGCTTGTAAAGCGGCTTGGATTTGATTTTGCTCATAATTAGGATCAAATAACTTTCCTAATTGACTTAAACCAGAACCATATGCTTCAGCACCAGCTTTGACACCCATTTTAGAAAC